TTGATTCAGATGTCCGTCCTAGAAAAACACAGTCAATTGAACGTGTGCTGAATAGATGCTTTAGTCAAGTGTTGTTTAGTGGCCGACAAAGGATGGAAATCTTTGACGTTATTGTCAGCGTACTCGGTGAGAAGAATAGCTTTGGCTTTTATTTCCTCCAGAAGGGCGGCATTACCAAAGAAAAGTTTATCAAACATTTTCAAGACACCTTTTCCGAAGACCAAGAACAAGATCATCCTGTGGCAAATCCCAATCAAATCGAACGTGTACTTAATCAATTCTGTACTAACCTTAGCCTATTGGCCAAACAACGCAAACTCGATCCCGTCATTGGTCGAGATGAAGAAATTGAAAATATTCAACTAGTCTTAGCTCGTCGCAACAAGGCTAACGTACTTATGGTTGGTGAGCCGGGTGTTGGCAAGACTGCCATTGCAGAAGGTATTGCCCGTAAGATCTTTGAAAAGAAAGTTCCCAAATTTATTCAAGATCATACTGTGTATACATTAGATATCAGTGCTTTGTTAGCTGGATCTAAATACCGCGGCGACTTTGAAGAACGTATCAAAGCTGTGTTGGCCGCACTAGAAAAGAAAGGTAAAATTATTCTTTTCATTGACGAAGCACATATGATGCAGGGTGCGGGTGCTGCCAATCAAAGCTCAAACGATATGGCAAATATGTTAAAGCCTATTCTTACTAAAGGTGTAATTAAACTGATTGCAAGTACTACTTGGGAAGAATATCGCAAGCACTTTGAAAAGGATCGTGCGCTGATGCGCAGATTCCAGCGTATTACTATTGATGAACCTACTAGTGAACTAACTGTTAAAATTATCAAAGGGGTTAAGAAGTACTACGAAAAACATCACAGTGTTAAGATTACCGATGCGGCAATTGAGCAGGCAGTTAAATTATCTGTAAAATATATGCCGGATAAAAAGTTGCCCGACAAGGCCATTGACATCATCGACTGTGCTGCTGCACGTTATAAACTCAAAGACGATCCTGAAATGGAAGGAGTTGATCAACTAGTTGATGTTGAACAGGTCACCTACGAACTCAGCAAGATGATCAATATGCCGCTAGAAACGGTGGCTCAGAAAGAAAGTAAAAATCTTGCTGATCTAGAAGGCGGTCTTAAGAATGTAGTATACGGACAGGATACTGCTGTCAGTAATCTATTGGATAAGATTTTCGTTGCACAGGCAGGAATGAAAGTTCCTAATAAACCTATTGGATGTTTCTTATTCACTGGCCCTACTGGTACAGGTAAAACTGAAACTGCCAAACAATTGGCAGCTAAAATGAATATGCCGCTACTACGTTTTGATATGAGTGAATACCAAGAAAAACACAGTGTGGCCAAATTCATTGGAGCTCCTCCGGGCTATGTAGGCTACGAAGAGAATGCTGGACAGTTAATCACTAAGCTACAAGAAACACCTAACTGTATCTTATTACTTGATGAAATTGAAAAAGCACACCAAGATGTAACCAATGTGTTACTACAGTTTATGGACAATGGATTTATTACCGGTTCTAATGGTAAAGTAGCCGATGGTCGTAATACTATCCTTATTATGACGTCAAACTTGGGTGCTAGGGACAACGAAAGTAATACTATTGGCTTTGGTGATCTAGGCAAAGATGATGAGGACGACAAGGCTGTTAAGAAATTCTTTGCTCCCGAATTCCGCAATCGCCTAGATGCTGTGATTAAGTTTACAAGCCTAACACATACAACTGTATGTCAAATTGTCAATAAGTTTATTACTGAACTTAACTCACAATTGAAGGATAAGAATATAGAAATTGTAACCACAGACGAAGCCATTGACTGGATGGCTAAAAAAGGCTACGATAAAAAGATGGGTGCTAGACCGTTGGCTAGATTAATTGACAATAAGATTAAAAGTCCTTTAAGTCGTAGAGTTCTATTCGGTGATCTAAGAGATGGTGGCGTAGTCACTGTTTCTATCAAAGATAACGATTTAGATTTTTCTGTAGGGGAATTTGTGAAACCGCTGACTAAAGCAGAAAGAAAAGCTCTAAAGGCTGCTGCCACACAGGTTGAAAACATTGAAACCGAAACTAACAACGCATAAGTTTTATAACAAATGGATGTACAAGGTAGCCTTGTACATTCCCGGCGTGGCTATTTTTCGGTTGCATAAGATTGATGCAATTCCATTCATAAAATTTGATCATTCAAGAAATGCTTTCAGTACAATGGCCAAGGCTGCAATACATAAAGAATCTATAATTAAATTAAGTAAGTTCTTAGTTGAGTGGCCAGCAGATACCTGGGCAAAAAGAATAGAAAGTTCTAGTATTGATCTTTATACCAACGATAAAGAAATGTATAACGGATTGTTATCTGAATTTGTTGATTTGGTAAAATCTTGTTCTGAACCCGACGAAACAAGTAAAACCTTATTGGAAAATACCGGCAGTGTTATTGTTAAGAAGTTGCCCCATAATAAGTATCATTACAAGGCATTCTTAATGCCTCATAAGATTAAAAGCCGAAAAGAAAGACAGGACTACGTAAACTGGCTGGCCACACAGGGAGACCGTGTCTTGATCAGCGAGATAGTTAAGGACTGGTTTATTAAGACTGACTGGAATTGGGATAGACGATACATTTTTGTTGAAGATTCGCAGACCCTGCTAATGATAAAATTAAGAAATGCCGAAGCAATAGGGCGTATCTACGATTACATCATCATCGATAAATAAGAGATGAGCATAGAAAGTCAAGTATTATTGAGCAATATTACCATAGAAGCAGCTACTTCTACCTATTCCTACGGGGATAAACGCAAGGGTGCAGGCTACAATCGTAGAAGTGATGGATTACACACTGTGGTTTACATCGTAGACGGATTCTCAGGGTCTGTTAAAATCCAGGGTACCCTAGAAATGTTTCCGGGAGATGATGACTGGGTAGATATTATTGGTGCCGAAATTGGTGGGGACAGCACAGTATCAGGTGCTAGCACTACTTATGCTAACAATTTCACTGGAAATTTTGTATGGATTCGTGCTGCCTACAATCTACAGAACGGTTCAATAGTCTCAGTTCGTTATAATCATTAAGTAATCAAAAGCGATAAATATAGTATCAACCTATGGAAGATACTATGAGAGACATCCTATCTAAATTAGACAATATTTTAACTGAATCTGCTGTTAAGCAAGGCGTTGAAGAAGCTAAAACTGCCGCACAACAGGCAGCTATCGCTGTTTCAATGAAAAAAGACAGAAAGAAACCTAAGAACGAAGACTTAGAAGAAGTTTTCCAAGTAGGCGATAACTTTGGCATTAGCTTTTCCGAAGATTTTGAGATCGCTACAGAAATTGTAGGATTCGTTCAGGACGGCATTGTTGTTGAACTAGACGAACACGCTATAGAACTCTTAACTGCACAGGGACTTGAGTTCCTAGAAGGTCAAATCCAAGAAGGGCGTGGCACCTGCTGGGTAGGCTATGAACAAAAAGGTATGAAGAAGAAAGGCGACCGTATGGTGCCCAACTGTGTAAAAGAAGATGAGGTTGAAGAAAGCGGCCTACAAAGATACACAGGAATTAAAAAATACGGCAAAGACGGCTTTGAAGCACTGCAAAAAGCAGGTCGCGAAGGTGCTGACGAAGAAGAAAAAGGTCGCATCAAAGATAAATTTCTTAAAAAAGAAGATCACGGTCCTGAGAATCCAGACGATCCTGTGAACTATGGTGAATACGATCGCGAAGGCGATATGGCCAAAGATGATCTACGAACAATTAATGGTGCTGCCAAAGAACTATATGATATTCTAGATGCAGATGAAAATCTCCCAGAGTGGGTTCAAAGTAAAATTACTAAAGCCGTAGACTATATTGATACTGTTAGAGATTATATGAAAGCGCAGAAGTACGAGGAAGGTGTAGACGAAGCCAAATATCAAGGACGCGAGGTGCCGCTAGGTAAGAAAATGGCGGGCGATGTAAAAAAATCCAAAGTCTATGTACGCAAGCCAAACGGTAATATTGTCAAAGTAAACTTTGGCGACAAAAAAATGCGTATTAAAAAATCAAACCCAGCACGTAGGAAATCATTCCGTGCTCGTCATAATTGTTCAAACCCAGGTCCACGTTGGAAAGCGAGATACTGGTCTTGCAGGAGCTGGTAATGTTACTAAGAGAAATGTTTAGTCCAATAGGGGCGCCTAAAGAAGAGCAGGACGTCGATTGGATCAGTGATCTAAAGTTCTTTATTGATAACGATACTGACATTCTCAGTAAGCAGTTCTTTCCTGCTATCAAAAGACATCAACAGCATAAAGGTCATCCCGATGCTTACAAGTTATATCTTCGTCCGTTAGAAGGTGTCTGTGAAACATATTGCAAAAAGTTTGAAGTAAAAAACAAAGAAGACTGTTTTCCTAAAGAAAAATTGATTGAACTTGCTAAACACTTTGCAGAAGAACAAGAACGACATATAGAACACGGCGACTATAAATGAGACTCCGAGAATTATTCGAAGCTGAAGAAAAACATATCGCATTCTGTTTTGGTAGAATGAATCCCCCTACCATTGGACACGAACAGTTACTAGATACCTGCAAGAGTGTTGGCGGTGATTATAGAATTTTTGTCAGTCAAACGCAGGATAAAAAGAAAAATCCCCTAGACTATTCTACCAAAATTAGTTTTATTAAAAAGATGTTTCCCAACCATGCTGCCAATGTAGTAGAAAATCCAGCACTAAACACTATAGGCAAGGTTGCAAGTTTTCTTTATGACCAAGGCTATCGTCACGCTACCATAGTGGGCGGTTCAGATAGAATTGACGATTTACATAAGTTACTAAATGATTATAATGGTGTAGAAGGTAAAGCTCACGGTTATTACAAATTTGATACATTAGATAGTAAGTCTAGCGGGGATCGAGAAGACGGAGCTGAAGGTGTTGCAGGTGTTAGTGCTAGCGGTGCTAGAGCTGCTGCGGCCAATGGAGACATTAATGCATTTGCTGAAGCCACAGGAGCAGGCAAATATGTAGAAGAATTATATGCTGCGGTACGTAAAGGGTTGGGAATAAAATGAAAGCCAAAGAATTTATACCAGCAACTAAACCTAGAAACTTTGTAGTCAAAAATCAAAAGACTGCAGGCGCGGGCGCACACAAAGATAAAAAACGAGCCGAGAAGCAGGGCGATGTCAAACATAAGAACAAACAGTATGCGGAAGGTGAATCTGAATACGGTGCCGACTATCAAGATAAAGTAAAACGCTTAGGTCAGATGGCTAAACAGGGCGAGCGTAAAACTGTTTGGGATCCTGTTAAGCGTGTGTATAAAACTGTACCTATTAATACCGACCCACAAAAGAAATAAAAATGTCAGAGTTAGATCAAATTAAGCGTCTTGCTGGTATCACAGAATTTCGAGGATATCAGCCGTATGGCGGTAGCAATATTAGCATTACTGGCAACGAAAAAGGCGAACTGATGAAAAAAAATAATATAAAACCTGGAACCCAGGAATGGTTTAAACTTTGGTTTAGTTTACCTTACCTAACAGGAGAACGACCTGTATGATCGAAATAACAGAGTCTGCTAAAAATAAAATTAAAGATATTCTTTACGATGAAGGTAATCCTAAAATATCTCTGCGTACATTTGTACAAGGAGGAGGCTGTAGCGGATTTAGTTACGGTTTTACTCTAGACGAAGAACAAAACGACGACGACTTCGAAATTGTTTTAGACGAATTTAAAGTCTTAATTGATGCTATGAGTATGCAGTACCTGCAAGGTGCAAGCATTGACTACAAAGAAGAACTAATGGGTAGTCAGTTTATTATTAAAAATCCAAATGCTCAATCAACCTGCGGGTGTGGGAGTAGTTTTTCTGTATGAGAGCACACGAGTTTGTCACTGAGAAAAAACGTAAAAAGCGTAGACCTCGTTGGGCTGCATATGGACCAGGACCCTACGGCGGTTACGGATACTATGCGGGCTACAGTGGAGATAGCAGTGGCGATGGTGGTGGAGTAGGCGAAGATAGTGTTAATGAATTAAATGTCAGTCAGACTTTAAATTTTATCAAAACCGCTCACGGAGATCAGCTCTACGGAAAATTGCCCTACTGGACTCATCCCAAGGCCGTAGCATTGACTGGTCGTAAAATATTTGGTAACAAGTTTAATTCAAACGCAGTTAAAACTGCTTTCTTGCACGATGTAGTTGAGGACACAAATGTTGGACTTGACGAATTGAGTAAATTAGATTTTCATCCTGAAGTGATTGACGCAGTGCGTTTATTAACAAAAGACAAAAGTTTAAGTTATGAACAGAATATACAGAATATTATTAAGAGCGATAATCCGTTGGCTATGATGGTCAAATATGCTGACAACTATGAGAATTTTACAGGCGACAAAAGTGACTGGGATTCTAAGAGAGCAGCAGCTAGTCAAAAGAAATACCTAATGAGTTTGAATATGCTGGGCGATAAATTAGGTGTAAAAAATCACGTTGAAGAAAACTTTGCCGACGGCAAGAAACCTGGACGCAAAGGTTTAGCCAAACGCAGTGGTGTTAATACCAAAGCCAGTGTAAGTAGCCTAAGAAAGACTGCTAAAAATAGCTCAGGTGAAAAACAGCGTATGGCACATTGGTTGGCTAATATGAAAGCGGGCCGGGCAAAAAAGAATAAATAATAGACTATGAAAATTAAAGAGATCTTTGAATCAGCAACAGCAGGAGCAACATCTGCTGGAAATGTTGGTGTAGGTGCTGTTTATAAAAATAAAGCAGGAAAAACACCTAAAAACAAAGACGGAACCGCTAAAAACGCACTAGATATGAAAGGATCTAATCTGCTAACGGGCGGCTCTTTAGTAAAAAGATAAATACAATACAACCTTTAAAACTTAGGAATTTTAAAAATGGACTTCAAAGCACTTATTAGCAAATTAGACAGTATGGATGCTCCTCCACAGACTCCGTCTGCACCAGTACTTCCACAGGCTGTGCAACTCAACGAAGATGCACAACTTCGCGTTCTAGCTGGCCGAACTACTTACGTAGCAGAAGCCAAGAAAAAGAAAGACGACGAAATGAAAGAAGAAATGAAAGTAGGTGACAAGAAGCCTAGTTCAACTGGCGGAACTATTGAAAAGACCGCAACCGGTGTTAAGCATCATGCTGGTAAGAATTACGGTGGCGACAAAGCTCCTAAGGATGATGAAGAAGATGCTCCTAAGGCCAAGAAAACAAAGAAAGAAAGCGTTGAGCCAGAATTTAAATCTAAGTTTATGAAGATGGTTGAAGCTAAGAAAGAAGAAGCTGAAAAGAAAAAGGCTGACAAGAAAAAGAAAATGGAAGAAGGTGCTAAACCAGACTTCCTAGATGTTGACAAAGACGGTGACAAGAAAGAGCCAATGAAGAAAGCTGCTGCTGATAAAGGTGGCGACAAGCCAGATGGCAAGAAAGGAATGAGTGACGCACAGAAGAAATACTTCGGTGGCAAGAACGAATCAGCAATGATGCCAAAAGGTAAGAAGCGTTCTGTTAAAGAAAGCGTAGAGTCAACAATGAGTTTTAAAGAAATGATCAAACTTGTCCAGGAAAGTGGTGGACAACAACAGATTGACGCATTGGATCAAGATCTATTTGCCTGGGCTCAACGTGTTGCTCGTAATAAATTCGACGAGGGAATGAAGGCAGAAGTCTACGCAGGTTTGGTATATGAGCGTATGGGTGGACGTTTCGAAATGTTTGACGTTCTAAGCGAAGATCAAAAGTAATATAACCAATTACTACTTAAAAGCCGGCAATTAGTTGACCGGCTTTTTTGTTGACTATATAATAGTCCTATAGGAGAGAATTATGTCAACAAGAATGTACGGTCCCGAAGAGAAAGCAAAACTAGAAAGATTAATTAACGAAGGCTCAAATGTCTTGCGCGAAGTAGAAGATCTACAAGAAGGTCTCAAAGAAACTGTCAAAGCAGTTGCAGAAGAATTACAAATCAAACCCAGCATTATCAACAAAGCAATTAAGATTGCACACAAAGATAATTGGAAAGACCACGAACAAGAGTGGAACGATATCGAAATGATTCTCGGTGTAACCAAGAGACTACCTGAGTGAATGAATTATTAAAACCAACATTTGATTGGATTAGAGATGACTTTAAGTCTAACCCAATTCGCTTTGCTGTTGAGCTGCTTGCTTGGGCTATTAGTATTGGTTGCAGTATCACTATGGCGGTCACAGTCCCAACTCCACCGCTTCTTACTCTTTATCCCATTTGGATCGCTGGCTGTGCTATGTACGCTTGGGCTGCTTGGACTCGGCAATCTTTTGGCATGCTGGCTAACTACATCTTGCTAACCGCCATTGATACTGTTGGTCTAGTGAGAATGCTAAGTAATTAATATAGATGGTAGGCCGGGCCATAAACCGCACAGTTGGTATTTGCAAGCCACAAATTGCATAAGGAGAAAAATTTGAGTTACGTAGACGCTTTCTATGATAGAGAGCAGGATATGATCCGTGTTGTCGAACGAGATGACAAAGGTCAAAGACATTATAAAGAATATCCAGCTCGTCATATATTTTATTACCCAGACCCTAAGGGTAAATTTACATCAATTTACGGACAACCATTGTCCCGTGTAAGTTCTAAAAATGTTAAAGAACACAGAAAAGAACTTGCGATTTATAGCAATAAAAAACTATATGAAAGTGATATCAATCCAATTTATCGTTGCCTAGAGGATAATTATCTCAACGCAGATGCACCCAAACTAAATGTAGCCTGGTTCGATATTGAAGTAGACTTTGATCCAGAACGTGGTTATGCATCACCTGAAGATGCATTTATGCCTATTACTGCCATTGCCGTTCATCTACAATGGCTAGACACTATGGTCTGTCTAGCCATTCCGCCTAAAACTCTAAGTATGGCTGAGGCAGAGAAACAGGTTGCAGACTTTCCTAACACAATGTTGTTTTCTACAGAATCGGAAATGTTAGATACATTTCTAAATCTGATCGAAGATGCCGATGTACTAAGTGGTTGGAACTCAGAAGGTTTCGATATCCCTTATACTGTTAATCGTGTTACCAAAGTTCTAAGCAAAGAAGATACAAGACGTTTTTGTCTGTGGAAGCAATTTCCTAAAAAGAGGGAGTACGAAAAATATGGAAAGGCCGCTGTTACTTATGATCTTATTGGTCGTGTTCATCTGGACAGTCTCGAGTTGTACCGCAAGTACACCTATGAAGAACGTCACACCTACAGATTGGATGCAATTGGAGAAACGGAGATAGGTGAGAACAAAACTGTCTACGAAGGCACACTTGATCAACTATACAATAATGACTTCAAGAAGTTTATTGAGTACAACAGACAAGACTGTGCTCTACTAGATAAACTAGATAAGAAACTGAAGTTTTTAGATCTTGCCAATACATTGGCACACGAATGTACAGTATTGTTACAGACTACAATGGGTGCTGTGGCCGTTACTGAACAGGCCATTATCAACGAAGCTCACAAGCGTGGGTTTATTGTTCCTAATCGTCGTAAGATGGAAGAACACGGTGAAACTCAGGCTGCTGGTGCTTACGTTGCTTATCCAAAAAAAGGCATTCACGAGTGGATCGGCTCATTAGATATTAACTCACTGTATCCTTCAGCGATTCGTGCCTTGAATATGGGTCCAGAAACAATTGTAGGACAGTTGCGGCAGGATGGTACTAAAGATTACATTGCTGCCGAAATGGCCAAGGGCAGATCATTTGCCGCAGCCTGGGAAGGTGTATTTGGCAGTTTAGAATACACTGCCGTTATGAACAGAGATGTTGGAAGAGATCTAACCGTTGACTGGGAAGATGGTAGATCTGATACGCTAAGTGCAGCACAGGCCTATGATCTTATTTTTGAAAGTAATCAACCCTGGATGCTGTCGGCCAATGGCACAATCTTTACCTACGAGAAAGAAGGTATTATTCCCGGACTGCTCAAGCGTTGGTACGCCGAACGTAAAGATATGCAGAAAAAGTTAAAAGATTCTGTTGCCGCTGGCAACAAGATAGAAGAAGAATACTGGGACAAGCGTCAGTTGGTCAAGAAGATTAACTTGAACAGCCTGTATGGTGCTATTTTGAATCCCGGATGTCGATTCTTTGATAACCGTATTGGCCAATCAACAACTCTTACTGGTCGTGCAATTGCTCACCATATGGCAGGAAAGGTCAATGAGATTATTACAGGTACCAATGATCACATAGGAAAAGCAATTATATATGGTGACACTGACAGTTGTTATTTTAGTGCTTATAGCACTCT